GTTACCTGCACCATAGCTTTTTACCCCAGTAAATACGATATTTACTGGGGTTTTGCTATACTTAAATCACTCTAAAACACGGAAAAATACATATCGTAGCTAACACACAGCTAACAAGTAGCTAACAAATCTACAAATAACAAATTCCCCTCACTCGCTTTTTTACGGCGGATGAGGGGGATTTTTTGCAATTATGTGTTTGTCAAGACATTAAAAATGTCCTTTAGGTTTTAATTAGCCAAGTGCTTTTTTTGCATTTGCGATTTTTTTATCTTTAGCCCAATTGCAATCATTGATAAGATGATAGATAGCATTGATTGTCTTCTCACCTACAATGCCATCAACTGTGACCTTACCTGCTCTCTGTGCTTCTTTTACAGCTTTCAGTGTACCGTCACCGAAACCGTTTGAGTTATCGACTTTTGTTTTGATGATTTTCATGTTATAAAGCGTAATTAACTGCTTTTTAAACGCGAGTGTAGCCGTATTGTGTGAGCCGTATTTAATCATTTCCTCATTCTCCTTATTTGATGTTTTACCGCCGAGCTGTGCAGTTACTTCGTCTGCAAGATTGCCAAGCCTGTTATAAAGCCAGTCACCTGGGCAAGATTTATTCGCAAACCACCTGTGTACAGTCAAGACCATTTCGCCTGATTTTGGCGAATAGTTTAAAGTCTTGTCCTGATTGCCAAACCAAAGCAGTTTAGTCTTGCCGTTACGCTTGCAAATGTCAACGCAGAGTGCAACGAGTTTGTTATACACCTTACTGTTCATGGTGTACGGAGCTACCGTGTCGCTTGCACATTCGATTGTGACTGCCCTCTGGTCATTTGCGTTTGATGAACTACACCAAGAGCGATTGCTCTCATCGACACAGAGCAACACTCTGCCGTCATAGCCGATTCCGTAGTTACAGCTTGCCTCACGAGCTGTGTCCTGAAAAATGTTTCCGAGTGTTTCGACACTGCACTGACCGACTACACAATGCGGAGTAATGCGGTCAATACTGTGTGTGCGTTTACCGCTGTGGTTTGGGCTTAATTTTGTGTAATTAACAAGTTTTGAATTACTCATAATTATTCCTCGCTTTCGTCTGTTTTGTTATATTTATAAGCTGACAAGCCGAGCAGAGCGCCTAAGAAGGTGTCAACGGCTGTGATAGTGCCTACAATCTGTTCGCCGTATGGCAAGCCCCAAATGCCTGCTACGGCAAAGTAAAGTGTACCGATTGCAGGCAGTACGATAAGAGCAATGTATTTAAGTACATCATAGATTTTGTTTGTCATTTTCATTATTATCATCCTTTCAATTTAAATCTTCCGCCGAATGTGCCGACTGGTTGAGGTACTTATCAATCTTATTGATAGCCTCGGTAACTCTGCCGTTACAACCCTGCTGTTTCAGACCATCAAGACACGCACGGAGTGCATACATTGTCAAGGTCTGCTCACCTTTGATTTTTTTGATTTCAGCGTTCTGCTTTTTGTTGTTTTCGATAAATTTAAAAACACCAAATACAACACCGCCAATTAAAGCTAACGCAGATATGATTTCTGCAAGCTGTACAATATCAATCTTCATCGCTTACATCTCACTTTCGACAGGCTCGTCAACGGTTGGATTGTCGCCCCAAACTGCCATGACGGCATTGTAATATTCATCAGACAGCACCGTTTTGAGCTGTTCTCTGCCCGATTTGCTGTTCATGTATGCGTTGCGGATGTTTCCGCCAACCTGCATTTCTTCACCGTTGAAGGTCAAAAACTGCTGTCTGAGTACCGAAACGCTGTCCTTTGTGAGCATATCAAGTGTGATTTTTTCTTTAAGTTCCATTTTTCATACCTCCGTTATTTAATTTTGTACAAGCAAATCACATTAATTTGCTCGCCGTCTGCAAATGTGTAAGCCGTCTTATCCTGAGTCGAAAACTGTAGCCAAGTGTTATTTTTCGGAATGGCAAATTTAAAGAGCTTGCCAAGGTTTGAAATACCGACACAAAAAACATTGTCCTCGGAAATACATTTGTACGGCAAATCAATCAGCGGACACATGCTATTGCCGCCAAGAGATACTGCGTTCATTTTGACCGTTGCACTGACGATTACGATGTCACCAATCGTCTTATATGTACAGTTTGCACTTTTGATTTTATCGGTGACGGTTGAATACGGTGTGAGTGTTGATGTACCACTTTCAATATTTGACGAATCGTATTTAGTCGCCAAGGCGGTTTTATCTGCTTTCACAAGCAGAGCATTGTAAACCGTACCGCTTGTGAGGTAACACGGGCTGTTATTTTTTGGTTCGCTGTCGAACGGCATTGAATTGAGCTTTTGGGCAAGTTTTTGGTCTGTTCTTTCCTTCGTATATGCGTCCGTAATTCCGTACCCTGCAAGCGTTGTCGATTTATTGGCTTTACTTGCAAGATTTGCGTCGGTCGTATCAAACCTTGCTCCAAGCGAATTTTGACCGCCTCTTGCTGTGGCTATTTCGGTTTCAAGTGCAATTGCTCCGTCCGTTGCCCGTTCAATCCCCTCGTCCATATGGTTGAGGTTGTCGGCATTGAGGGGCGGAGCAGAGCCGTTCACAAAGACAATTTTATTGTATTTGTTCATTTTCTTTTACTTCCTTTCCTAATCGTTTTTCGCCCTTTGACGTGAGGGCAGTTATAAATCCGTCCATTTTCTTATTGAACACAAATGTTTCGATTGTCGGCAAATCTTCAAACGGAGTTTTAATTGTGTACTTATCGCCTGCCTCAAGCCACCAATACGAAAACAGCTTAATTTTTGTCGGGCGGTATTTATATACATCACCAAAAAAATTAACAGAATTATATTTTGTGCCAATATCACTTGCTGTTGTTCTGCACCTCATCAAAATGTTATCGGAAACATACCACGAAAAATCGTTACTGTTGCCATACAAAAACGCTTTTTTATCAGCAAACTTAGCACTGTACATACGGATAGGCTCAAGTTCGTAATCTTCAAAGGATAAATCTTTGTACGAATCGATTGTTTCAACGGAAGATTGAGAATACAACCTTTTAAAACGCATTTTTCCGTCGGCATCTATAACGGCAAAGCTCAAAGTTAATTCTGCATAAGCTTGGATTAAATCTGACAAGGTAATGTCCTTTATAACCTTTTCCACGCAGGTATCATCAAATTTCAGCGGTACACTAAAGACAGATAAGCTCGGCGGTGAAACCCCTGTAATTGCATAATCTTTGGCAAATTCTGCGATTATTGAATAAAAGCTCTTAAAATTATCGTCTTTTTGATAGTGCGCATAACCATAAGCAAAGCTGCCGTCCTCGTTCTCTTTGCCTGCAAACCACAAAGACATATCCACCTTTGACATATCATAAAAAGCGTCATAGGCTGTGATTTTGACGATGTTACGCTGTTTTTTATCTCTTTGAGCCGACTGAATTTTTCCGTAGAAAACAGGACATTCAACCGTTCCTGTTTCGGCAGGACAAATAAGAGCATTTGACGGGTACAAATCATCTGACGGATACAGCTCCGATTCAAGATATGTTGCCATTATGATGACCTGTACCGTCTTTCCTATCAAAGCCGAGCAATCATAATCAATGAGTTTCACGCTCATTTCAGAGGCTATGCAACCGCCGAATTTCAATTCTTTTTCAACAATTTCATTTTCAAGCGAAAAGCTGTCAAGCACGATACTTTCACCTGTTATATCCTCAAAACTGCCGTCGGGGGAATGCAGGGCAACGGTGTTGTAAAGTGTGTTTGTTTTCAGCTTATCAGCAATTTCTTTAGATACAAGCATTTTTAAGAATCACCCCTTAATACTCAATCAGCTCAACAGTAATCGGCTGATAGGTTATATCATTCTTTTCGGCATTCATTACAGTATATTCAATATCAGGAATATAAAAATAAGAGGTGTAATAGCTGTTCGTTTCATCGTTCCAATAAGTTACCCTGCACTTTCTCTGTAACTTATTCGCCATTGAGAGGTTGATAATCGACTGAAAATCAATCTTTTCGTCAAGATGAAGAATGTGAGTTGAAAACGAAATTTTTGTTTTGTAATTTGGCAGCGTTGCCCTTTGAAGCGTACCGTTCTGATCTCGTTCCGCAGAAGTTTCAAGTCGCTGATTCGGAGTTGATGAAAATGCGGTAATGTACTTATTCGGCATTATGTTGTTGCCGAATTTAAGCAAATAGCCGTTATAATTTGACATATCATCCCCCCCTTTATGCAAATGCGGATTTACCGTTGTGTCTGCGTCTGTAAAGCTCATCCTGTCTTATCATTTCTTCAAAAAGCGTTGAACCCTCAAGCTCGGCAGTAAACGAATAAGTGTTGCCACCGTTATTGCGAAAGATAATGAACATTTCATAAATGCGTTTAAGCAGGTCAAGAATTTGTGTGAGAATCACTGTATCCTGACCGCCCGAATTGTCGAGCATACCCTGTAACTTGTTAAGAGGAGAAATAACCTCAGGGTTACCGCTGTTAGCACCTGCGTTATCGCCGACAACCGCAAGTGTCGGAGCTTTAACAATACCGCCTTTTGCAAATTTTCGTGCCGGTGATTCCGTGGGTTCTTCAAATCTCGGAATGAGAGGCGGATTTTCAGGCATTGAAAAACTCCAATCCTGTCCAAAAGCCGCTCCGATAATACCGGCTATTCCGCCGATTGAATTAACAACACCCGAAACGAAATTATAAATACCTGTCCACAACGCATTTATGCCGTCAATGATAGCGTTTATAATAAACTTAAACACGGCACAAATGCCGTCCCAAATACCTTTGAAGAAGTCGTAGATACCCTGCCATGCTTTTTTCCAATCGCCTGAGAAAACACCTGTAATGAAGTCAATAAGACCGCCGAATGTTTTCTGTATAGAGGTAATCAACCCACCGATAAATGTAAACACATTATCAAACACCCTTTTTACGGCATTGAAAACATTCTGAAATATAGGTCCCCAAAAACTGACAAGCCAGTTTACAAACGGTGACAGGAAGTTATTCCACACGGTTGAAACACAGTCTGCAACCTTGCCGAAGAAGTTTATTGCACCCTCAAAAACAGGCTTCAGCCAGTTTTCCCAAGCTGATTTTACGATTGCTACGATAAAATCCCACGCAGGCTTAATCCATTGATTGTAAACATTCATCAGGGTTGTGCCGATGTTGGTAAACATATTGCAGATATTCTGAAAAATCTGCTGTCCGTTGCCGTTCCACCAATTACTGATAATTGTTCCGATATCTCCGAAAATCTGACCGATAAAGTTAAACACATCTGCAAACTGCAATTGTAAATTTTCGAGAAATTCAGTGATTGTTGCACCGTCATTTTCAGTCCATTCCACAAGGCTTTCGGTTGCAGTTGAAAACGCACCCGAAACAACTTCGCCGACTGAGCCCGCAAAGGTTGTAAGACCGCTAAAAAGATTGGAAATTGATTCTTCCATTTGAGGGCGAACATTGTCAATTGCATTGCCTGCAAGTGTACCGAAATTATCAAAAAAGGTTGAAAGGTTGTTATAGCCGTTTGTAAGATTGTTGCCTATGGTATCGATAAAGCCGATAATCTTTTCCCTGTCTTTTGAGATCCACTTAGCAACACCGCCTAAAATGGTCTGAAACGACTTTCCGCCGATTGTCGCAACCGCTCCGAATGCAGAGCCGATTGCCCCGAGTTTTGCAGAACCGACCTTTTGCATTGTGCCGAATGCCTTTTGAACTATGGGAACAGCATTATCAAAAACGGTCTTGCAGTTCTTGCCTATAGCTGACCAATCAACCTTGTTAATACCTTTCTGTACATTCTCGACAAAGCCTTTGAATCCGCTTTTTTCGTATAGATTTTTGAATGCCCCCGAAAGGTTTTTGCTTGTGTCCTTGACAACATTCTTTGCAACAGCTCCGCCTGATGAACCGCCTGAAGAGCTTTTTGATGAGGAGGTGTCTGACTTTGAAGATGAGCTGTCAGAGCTTGAAAGCACATTCAGCTTATCAAAGCCCGCAACACTTCTCTTTGCTTTTTCGGAACTTTTCTGAACATTATCAAGTGACTTTGAACTGTCATCTGCCGTATCCGTAAGGCTTTTGGCAGAATCGGACGCAGATTTGATATTGCTTGCGGTGTTGTTGCCTGTATCCCAGCCGAAGACCTTTGAGAGCGATTCAACCGCACCTTTGGCATATTCCGTTAAAGTCGCAAGTGCGGAACTCAACCGCTTTACAACCTGAGTTGCCACCTGAAGAATAGGCTGACCGACTACGGCAAGGAGCTGTTTCCAACTTTCTCTGAGGTTGCCCGTTACATTCTCCCAACCGTCTGCTTCACGACTTGCCTGTCCCATAGCACCCGAAAGCTGATTAGCGTCCTTAACCATTTGCAAAAGCGTGAGCTGTTTCTGCGATTCCGACAAATCCGTAAATGACTTGCCATACAGCTTATTAGCCGCCGCATTTCGTGTGGTTTCAGTACAGGACAAACCGAGTGCGGCATCATTTTCAAAGTTACCTTTGAGGAATGATTTCAGGCTTTCTGCGGTGTCTTCAAGCGAACGGTCGTAATATGCGGCACTGTCGGCTGTTACCTGTAAAGCCTCCTGCATCATTCCCAAAGCACTTGAACTGTCCATACCCGTAGTTTTTGCAAAGGCATAAATGCTTGTGCCGACACCCTGTAATCGGGTTTCAAGAATACCACTTTGATCGGCAACGCTCTGAATGGCTGATTCTGCCTGCGACTGCATTGTACCGAATGTCTGCTCAAACTGCGAATTTGCCGCATTGACTTCCGCAGCCGATTCAATGCACTGCTGACCGAACTCCTTGATTTTGGCAACGGAAAAGGCGGCAACCACAGCTGTACCGATTTTCTTAAACGAAGATGAAACCGAATTGCTTAACTGCTCACCGCTGCCTTTGATATTTGAAAATTCTTTCTCGGTTTTCTGAGAAACACCCTCTGCAACCTTTGAAAAGGACTGTTTCATATCCGTGCTTACATTTTCAAAATCTTTTGAAAGACTTGAAAATGCCGAATCAAACTTTTTTGTAATTGAATCGGAAATCTTATGCAATGTTTTTGAAATATCATCACCTGTCAGCCTGACATCAAGCTCAATTTCACCCGCCTTTGTCGCCATATTCACCACTTCCTTTCATTTTAGATTTTTTAAAAACAGGCATAAAAACAGCGCACACCGCTATGATATACGCTTAAAAATTTTGCAAAAGAACAGCCACCCCATTTGGAGTGGCTTTTTGTTTTAGTTGTTGAGTTCGTAGTATTTGATGTCGATTTTCGGAAGTGACACATTGTTGCCCATTACGGTTTCATATGTATAGTCGCCGTCACAAGTTCCCCAGAATGTGATTACATCATCTTCAAGGAGTTTGTCCGCACCGTCAGGAATTTCTACAGTTGCGTAGATTGTATCAGTCCACAATGGTTCATCAAGATACTCATTTTCTTCTTTGGTTATATTGATTCTCAGGTCAACCGAATCGCCCCAGCCTTCCTGAACCTGAATAATCTGACCTTCAAACTTGTAGTCATTACCTTTGTACTTGTCAGGGTTTCTTGAAAGAGTTTTAAAGTCGACTGTTTTGCAACCGTCTTTAAATTCTTTTTCAACCTTCTTCGGGTCTTTAGTAGGCTTTTCTGTTGCAACTTCTTTTGTGGTCGGTGCTTCTGTCGCTTTTTCAGTTGCTTTTTCTGAACTCTGATTTGCAACAGTAGTTTCCTGCTTTGATTTGTTTGAACCGCTGTTACCGTTAATTGCACCGTTTACACCGCCAACAATCATAATAGCAACAACGATAATAACCCAAAAATACCAACGCTTGTAAATTTTCTTCTTTGCATTTGCAGGATTTACGGTTGCCGAGGTTGAATCGTTTCCGCCAAATCCTGCACCGCACTTGTCGCAAAATTTTGCATCGTCCTTTAATTCGTTTCCGCAATGTGGACATTTCATAAACATACACTCTCCTTAATAAATTTGTTAGTGTATGTTACATTTTATCACTATATATTAACATTGTCAAGAATTTTGTAGATACAGCGAAAATTATGTACAAATTTACAGATTAGCGAAGAAGTCTTGAAATTCTGCAAGAACGGTGTTCATATCTTCGTCTGAATAGTGCTTTACATTCCTTGACCGCCATTTGTTGCGGATTTTATGCTGTGACGAAGTAAAGTTTTTCAAGACTTCTTTGTCGGTTTCAAGGCGAATTTGAACCGTTCTTGCAAGCGGTGTTTCGGGTCCTAAGCCTTGCAGAAGTGAGCAGAACTCATTCCAACTCATTTTAGCAAAATCCTTTGAATAAATGCTGACCCCATACTCCGAGCGAAAGCTCGACACGATTAAATCAAAGTCATCAATCAGGTCGTAGCCGGGGTCTGAGCTTCCCCCTCGTCAGTCAAATCGCCTGTTGCAATTTTGGCAGATTCGCTGATAAGGGCGTTGAAATCGTGCATATTCAGTTTTAACTTTTCAATCTTTTCTCTCTCGGATTCATCAAAAAGAAGATGATACATTTCGATAACATCTTTACTTTTACCGTTGCCGTCCTCAAAAAGTGCCGCAACTTTGAGCATTGAAACTGCGTCATTGTTGATTGCAAGGTCAACATTTTTAACTCTGACACTCGGCTTTTCCTCAAAATTAAGTTTGTCTGTAATATCAATTAACTTTGACATAATCGTTCATTCCTTTCGTTTTTTAAGCGGCTGCTGTATATACGGGTTTGCCGTTTGACATAACTTCAAATTCAAGCGGAGCAACACCCGTACTTGCGCCTGCACCATTTGATGTAACGGATACAACTGCATTTTTAAAGAGGACGGTTGCACCGTTGGGGAAGGTCCACATAAACGGAACTTCTACCTTTCTGCCGTTTTCAAATGACAATGCGGCAATCTGGTCGTTACCTGCGTCACCGATTGTACGCTTGCCCTTTACCGAAATTGTGATTGACTTTGCTGTCATAAGCCTTGACTTCCAGCCCTCGTTTTCAAAGGCTGTCCATTCCTCGACACCGTTGTCAAATGCAACGGAAAATTCTTCGCAGTTAGCAATATTTGTCGTGGCGGATTCTGTTCCTGCCTTGCCAACCGCAAACTGATTTTCATAGCATGGGAATACTCCCGATTCAACTTTTGCCATAAAATTACTTCCTTTCGTAATAAAATTTAACTTCAATGACCTGCTCATACACACCCTTGTCGTCTGTTCCCACATCAACGGGTTCTTCCGTGAGCAGTTCGATTATATAGATTTTGTGTTCCTTAATTTCAACATTTTTAATGTCGTAAAGCGTTTCGTAAAGTCTGCGTGCAAACTCCTCGGTTTCTCTTGCGTTGTCGGTGTAATGGATAAGCAAAGACACGCTTATTGTATCGTAGGTGCTTTCACCGCCGATTGCCCTTGTGGGTGTTCCCGACTGCTTTAATGAATACACACCGATTGACCTGTCCTGCTTGTTGTCAAGTTTGCCGATGTAATAATGCTCGGCTGAGGTAACGCTTTTGAGCCAATCTCTGATGTCCGATAAGTAAATCAAAGTCCTGCTTCCTTTCTGTAAAATCTCACAAATGCCCGACTGCAAAAATTCTGCCGTGTACCACCCTCAAGCCACGGAGCGAACCATTTACCGCCGGCGGCAATGTTTTCCTTACGGCTGAAATTATACTCGGGATGAAAATACAACCGCCTTGCATACGGAGTGCTTGACACAATTTTAACCGTGCCGTTCCAACTCTGCGCACAATCTTCAAAGGTATTTTCGTTCTGAAGATTACCCGTATCAAACGGCATTACCTGCGTGTTTTTCACCTGTTTAAGAAGTGCGTCACCTGTCTGTTCAAGAGCCTGTTGCTTTGCCTTGTCAAGCTGTTTTACAACAGGCATATTGAGTTTGATTTTTGATGATACTGAAAATCCCATTAAATCACATCCAATTCCGTAAAATTAACTTTGCCGTCGGGGTTGCGGTGTTTTGTACCCTGTACGATGTTTCGTTTTACGCCGTCAAGGATTACAAAGCCACCGCTTAAAGTGGGGCTGTCGGGGGCAATATCGCCGTCAAAAAGCAAGACAGCCGACACCTGAACAATTTTCTGCTCTTTGGTATAGACCGTCTTTGCCTTTGACTGCATATTACACAAGGCAGAGCCACCGTGCAGGGTTGCTGACGGGTACAAGCTGTCGGAGGGATACAGATTTTTGCATTCAAACACGGTCAGGGGTGCTCCGTCTTCGGTAACACCCTCACCGTAGATTGTGACCTCGACAGGAGTTTTGCAGAACTGCTTTTTTACAAGTGACGGAAATTTCACGGTTTTCACGCACCTTTCAGATTGCAGGATAACAAAGTCCCGTTGATTTTAGCAACGCATAGAGGTCGGCAGGAATTGCCACTCCGCTGATACACATTAAGTTCCAGCTTGCACCAAATTCCATTGATGTGCCGTTGATTGAATAGCTTTTCAGATAGGAAGAAATCATATCGGCATTTTCTTCTTCAAAAGCAGTAAGTCTGCTATGCACTCTGCCGATGATTCTCTTCTTCATTTCCGAAAGTTTTTCAAAATCAATGCGGTTAAAAGTTAGAACATCAATGTGTTCGGCAGAGATAACGCTGTTCTCATCTCCGCCCTGCTGTTCAATGTAATCGGCATACATAGATTTACTCCTTTGTGTCTGACTTGGTACTCTCTTTAAGTTTTTTGTTTTCGGCTTTGAGCTTTGAATTTTCTTTCTTCAAAGTATTGTAATCATCAACAGAAATTTTCTTGCCTAATCCATATTCTTTGATTTTGCCGTTGTCATCCTGAATATCATAACCACGGGATACATAAGTCTTAGCTTCCTCGTCTGTGTTGACTGTATATGACTTATTGTCTTTGATTGCTTTCATTTTTTCTCACCTCGCTTTAAGCCTCGGCATGAATGATTACGCCCTGCTTCATAAGTTCGTCAATGGCAAAAGTACCATTAACTTTTCTGTTCTGATATATATAATTATCAGCTGTTCGGCTGTCAGAACCCGGAGTATAGACATTGATATATGAATACTTAACTCTTGACACCTGTGCTTCCGGGTCAATAAGAATATAGTCAATCTGCTTAGCTGAGCTGTCAGCAACACAACCGTTTGTAAAATCAAACAAAGACTTCATTTTTGAGCTTGGCACTTCTACAATCTTATCAATATCATCAATGGAACGAACACGGCGGTCAATGCCCTTTGCGGAACTGATTTCAAGTGTTCTCTGAATACCCTCTGCATTCTTCAAAAGCTTTTTGTACTGTGGTGTCGCATAAAGAATAACCCTGTCGAGCGGTACACCCGCTTCGGCAAAAGCCTCAAGGTTATCGTCAAAATCTGCAAGCACATTCGCCGCAGTTAATGCAGTAGTTTTTACTGTTGCACCAACTCGCTTAGCCTCTGTATAAAGCTTGCTGTAAGTATAACAGTCGAGTTCAGGGATAGCCTGTGTTTTTTCAAAGCGTGTCTGAATATTTGCGATAGTCACTACCATATTTGTTTCGTCAACATCAATAGGGTCGATAGCAAACTCAATATCTCTGTCGTGGTCAAGGGTTTTGGTTTCGTAACCGTTTGAATATGTACCCAAATTAAAACCGCCTGCACCTCGTGTATGGTCTTTATAACCGCTGACCGAGAGTTTCGGAATTTTAATATCCTTACCGTTGATAATCTGAATGTCAGAGTTTGAGTGGTAAAGGTCATCGCAAGTAAGGGCTTGACCGTACAATTCTCTTAAAACATTACTGAAAATAGTTGCGTATTCTAATACTGCCATAATTATTTACCTCTTTTCTTACTTTTTCGATTTGATGCCGAAAATTCCTCTTAAGGCATCTTCTGTTAAATTTTTGTCGCCGTTGCCGTCACCGCCGATTTTCTTAACTCCTGTGCCGTTCTCGGCAGGTTTGCCCTTGAGTGCGGGGATATCGTCAAGCACCTTTTTAACAGCCTCTGTCAGCTTTTCCGCATTGACCTTGCCGTCTGTCACAGCTTTTGAAAAGTCTGCAATTTTAAGCACATACGGAACGGTTGCAATGTCAACGCCCTGTTTTACGGCTTCGAGGGTTGCCGACTGGTTGACTTCTGCCATAAGCTTTGCGTTGTTTGCAGATTCAACTTCCGACTGCATTTTTGCAAAGTCGGGAGTGTTCTTAGCTTTCTGCTTTTTAAAAGCACCGATAGCCTCTTTCATCTCATCGGCTGACAATCCCTGCTCCTTAAAATATGACTTCAAAACGGTGTCCTCTGTCACGCTCTGTTTGCCTGTAATAAGGCTTGCGAGCTTGTCGTAATCAAAGACAGGAGCGTTTCCCTGTGGAGTTCCCTGCGGTGCAGGTGTCGGTTCATTGGGGGTTGGTGTTGGATTTGGTTCTGCCATTTTTTCATATCCTTTCAGTTTTTCGGGTGTCTCCCGTAATCAGTTTATAGAGTGTCTCTCTGTTTCAGTTTTGCACGGTGTCTCCCGTAGTTTAATGTCTTCGGACAATAAAAAAGCACCTTACATATTCGTAAAGTGCTTAATCCGCTTTTTCTGTTTTTTCTGTTTTAACTGCTTTGGCTCTCGGCTTTTTGGGAGCGTCAGGCTTGACCTCTTCTGCAAAACCACCGTCAATGAGTTCCTTTGCTCTCTGCTCGGAGCATTCAAAAACTTCATTCACAGGTCGTGTTACATAGCCGTTCTGCCTGTCGTTAAATGCTGTTGTTACTCTGATTTTCATTCTGTCACCACCTTTCTAAACTGGTCGAAATCGACGGGTTTAAATGCAATAAAAAAGCACTCTGATTTCTCAAAGTGCTGATTTGATGTATTTAGTTCTGTTACGGCAAGTTACAGGCAAGTTAAGCAATGCCGTGAACAAGCCGTTTTTCTTGCTCTGAACATATTCTCGGCAAGTTAAACAACAAAACCGCCCTTTTTACGGAGCGGTTAGATTATGCCACTATCTTTTAGATATTGCATTTTTTGTTTCTCTCTAAGCTTACTGTAAAGTGCTTCAGCATCTTTAGCTTCTTGTGGAGCATCTTCACGCAAAGTGACATTTAAACCATTTGTTACAAGGTACGGCTTAAACGCATTCCATAGAGATTTTTGTTCTTCAGTTTGTATCAATCTCATACTATCATCACCCTAAAAGTTTGCTGACTCTGTACTCATTATACACTTCATCCATAGCTTTATCTTTTAAGCATTCAAAAGCATACTCACTTATATCCTCTATATTATAACCGTTATTTATCAATTTTTCAACCTTTGGAGCATAAATTTTATTAAGGTAATCGCAATATTCAAAATAATCGTTAATACTTCCGAATTTTGCTCTGTAATTTTTAGCGTCTTGCCAATGAATCAGTTCGTGCAGAATTGTACTCAATCTGTCTTGCGGACAAGCCAAGTTTTCTTGTAAGCCTGACAAATCACTTGTTGAAAAGTATGCTGAATTGACATTTAGAACATTTTGCATTGGCATATATGAAGCAATAGCATTTACTCGCATTTCTTCGGGAGTGACAATACAAATTTCAGGCTTTCCGCTTGTTTCAACCTCTCCGAGCATATCAAACGCTTTTCTCACTTGCATATCAAAATTATGAAGTTCTTTTCGTTTTAGCTTTACCTTATCTGAAATATAAACATTATCACACAATGTATTTGCATTGTGGGTATCAATTGTAATTGTTTCGCCCTCAATTTTGCGTTCAAAAGTTTTTGATATATCTTCTTCAAAAACAGGTCTGTAATATTTTTGTTCATCAGTCTTCAAAGAAAATTGTTTTGCCTTTTCTTCAAGCGTATTCGCCCTATCGTGCCACTCATCGGCTCGGGTTTGGGCAATGCGTTTATTGTCCTCATCAAGGCTGTATTCGGCACGACGGTCAAAGCGTTCTGCCTGACGCTGTGCATACTGCTGTTTTTCCTCAATTCCTCGCTGACGGTCAAGCTCTTTGATTTCATCTTCAGACAACGGTGCGTCCAAATCATCAAGTTCGGGATAATATGTACTTGTGCTGTCCTTACATCTCGGATGAAACAAACCGTTCTTGATTGCAGTTGAGAGAAGCGGATAGTTTCCGTCTGACTTTTTGCCGTTTGAATAAACATCGTCAATAAACACCTTGCCGATATATTTTGCACAATCGGGGCAACCGCCCTGTCTTGAGTTCACAACAACGAGGGATACTCCCCATTCGGCTCGCTTTTCGCCCTCACCACGCAGATAGGCTCTTTTGTTGGCTGTTTTAACCGCCATGTCCGCATAATCCGAGAGCGTGTGCCTTGCACCGTTCTTGTATTCCACACAATTAAGACCTGCGTTGAGCATATCTTTGCAGGCGATATCAACGGCTTTTTCGTATGTAACCGCACCCGTGTTCGTTGCAACCTGTGCGTTAAAAATCGCCTTGCGGTACTTGTCGTTGCTCATACGCAAAACCGCCGTTTCTGCCCTCTTTAAATCGTCTGTGGTCGATTTTATGAGTGCGTCAAGTTTACGGTCATTCACCTTAAAAAACTCGGCTGTGCTGTGTGCTGACGGCTTTTTCGGGGCCTTGAAACCGTCCTTGACAGCTTCAAGAATTTCTGCCTCCTGACTTGCATTTCCGTCAGCTTTGGCGGTGCGAATCATCTCTTCAACCTTGCCGTTAATGGTTTTGAAACGCTTGCCGAATTTCTTTGCGTTGTGCTTACGGTACTCTTCAAGACTTTTGAGCTGTTCAGCCTGCCATTGTGTCCAGTTGTAACCCTCTTTGGTTTCTTCGGCTCTGTGACGGCTGAAATTGCGCATCATGCTGTCGATAAGCTCGTTTTCAATTCTCTCAAAAGCCTCTTTAATGTTGTAATCACTCATTGCTTACTCATTTGCTGTCATCGTCCTGATTTGCGATATCTTCGGGTTTATCGGGTTCATTGCCCGTGTCGGTAAGGTCCACATCGTCAAGCTCCGATTTTTCTTCTTCGCCTGCAATGCCCTGTTCTTCCTTAATTCTCTGCACCTCTTCGGCTTTCCAATCCTCCGACTTGCTGTCGCCGTAAAGCTCGTCAACCGAGGTTTCAACTGACATCAAACCGCCCTGTCTTGCTTTTGACACGGTTTCAACCTGACTTTCAAAGCTCGGATTTGCATATTCGCCGAAGTTTACGGATACTTCCAAGCCCTCAACAATACCCTTGCCGTTAAGTTCACCGTCTGCATTGAGTACAACTGCAACAAGGCTTTGAAGTGCGTTCTGCGTAATTTTCACAAGGTTCTGCCTTGTGTAAAGGGTTGTCTTTTCCTTTTCACGCTGAGCGTCTGCATTATCAAGCTTCTTCGTATCAATGCCGAGAGTTGACGGCGATATAATGCCCTGTAAGCAGAGGTCGAGGGCAGTAATGTATGAACTCAAATAGCTTTCGTGCTGAATCTGCGGACTTTCGGTGTAAATCCTGTTGCCGTTGCCGTTTTCAGACATATCGTTGCCCACGGTGATAAATCGGTTGTCAAACGGATTTGGCGACATCGGCTGACAGGTTTCGGGATTTCTCGGAACAAGGCAATTAGGCACATACTGCTTTGTTCGGCAGGCTCTGAGTGCGTCCATCCACTGTGACCACACTTCATCAAGGCTGTCGAAAGCGTCTGTTTTTATGCCAATAATGCCCGCACCTCTGCCCTTGTGGCACGATTTGCCGTAAAGGACAGGTACAGCCCACATATATGATTCGTCAAATGTAACACCCTTTGAATCAATCCAAGAAAGTGCGTCTACCGTGTGCAGGTCAATCTCTTTGCCGTTGTCATCATACAAAGCATAGTGAATATAGCCGTAACCGTATGTTTCTTCAAAGCGGTAACGGCGGTGTTTTTGCGTGTAATCGGTGTAAAACTTAACCTCTCGGATTCTGCCACGCACATATGTAAAGTCGATGTTTTCGGCAGGATACCATTCAACAATCGGAACATCTGATACAGCCGTGTCAAAGCTGACCTTAAAAGCACCGTCACCGACAACACATAGGTCACGGAGCATTTGCTTAACCGTGTCGGACAATTTGTTCTGCTTTTCAATGTCTTCCCAACGCTCTGCATAAGCGGTTGAATTTTTACTTGTAACATCTGTGCCGTTGTAGTCGGCAATTACGATATTCACAAGCGTTTCGCAGATGAGTGCCGGCAAGCCCGTGTGTATTTTACGGATTTCAAGCCCCTTTGTGCTTTTTGCCGCCCAAAACATAGTTTTGTTTGTATCAATCTGCCTGTACAGCTCCGCAAGCTGTCTGCTGTTGCCCCAATACCAAATGCGATTGATAAAGCACTCGGTCAGATGATTGCTTGTTTCGGTGACGGTAATTGTTTTGTCGCTTGCAGGAGTAATCTGCAAAAAGTTTTTAATTCCCGATCTGATAGATTCAGCCATTCTGTTAATCAGCCCCATTTATTTCACTTCCAATAATATTTTTAAACGGCAGCCACGCATATTGACCGCTGTTAATGCAATGGTCGTGACCGTCCTCGGGTGTGTTGTCTTTATCCTCTCGCCAGCTGTAAATTTCAAACTCGGCAATCGTGTTTTTACAATGTTCAAGCACAAAATAACAGTCGGTGGCAAGCCAGCCGAGTACAAGATTGATTCGGTCGATAATCTTCGTTTTCTTCCATGCATTTGCAAAGTCATAGACACAGCCGTGCTGTCGCTTATACTTTTGAAATTCGGTAATAGTCGCTTGGTCGGCGCTGTCAATAAAAGCCGTGCGTGCAAAGCCCCATTCATCACGGTTGCGGTCAAGAAAATCAATAAAATTCTTCACTGTGTCACTCGGGGCAATAGGTGTTTGCATTTCGGCATTGTTGTAAACTCTTTCATCAAGCTGAACACACTTACCGTGATTGGTAATGCCGTAAAATGTCATTGCGATAGTGTCAGGCGACTTCTGCGAATAGGCGGTATCAAGACCTGCGGTGAACTGAACAAAGTGTTCCGACTTGCGGTTACAGTTCAAAAACTTTCCTGCCCACTCTTTTGATTTGATATGTCTTGCCCTCTCAAAATTCGGGAACACAAGACCTGTTGCTCTGCCTCGCAAACCTAAGATTTTATTTTTATAGAGCTTTGTACCTTTCGGTGCAGAGTTCTTTTTCTTTTCAATCTGTTCAGGTGTAAGACTTAAATTGTCGGCAAAAGAAAAGAACCAATACCGCCAATTTGGTACAGGTTCTTCGGTAAGCTCCGCCGTAATCTCGGGAGGAACATCGTTTTCATATTTTTTAAAAGGACGGGAGCGGTTGACAAACTCCTTATACACAGGCAGGCTCGGATCATCGGGATTCAGCGTTGCAAGCATATAGTCATTACGGGTTGACATCTCTCGGATAAACTCGATATCGGCGGTGTTGATTTCGTCAATATAAACGCACCCAAACTGCGCACCGAGAACCATTTCCCACTTATCCCGACTGCTGTAACCGAGAATATAGATGATTTTGCCCTCAAACTTGATATGCGGCAGCTTGTAATCCTTGTCGCCGTTACCACAATAGACTGCGTTGCGGTGCAAGTCGAGAATACCGTTGTCCTGTTGAATTATAGTTTCCTCAGCCTTGCCCGTGCTTTTGGCGGCAATTGCGTGAAGCTTCTTCGGCGACTGCGACACCATTCGCATAAACTTAACGCCTGCTCCGACTGTTGTTTTTCCTGAGGCTGTAGTGCCTTCAAGAAATTCAGCCGACACATTTGTTGTGTTGATAAAGTCGATATACTTTTGTGACAGCGGAAATTTGTTACTCACTCAGCCCCTCACCGCCCAACTGCCTGAACACATCGGATAGCTTTTCGGACTGCTCAACCTTTGCGTCAACCTTAACGGTGTATTCGCCCGTCATCTTGTTGAGCGTGTCAATCGCCCTGATTCTGTCGGAGGTGTCCTGCCCGTCATTCCTTGCAATGTCGGACAAAGCAACCTGTCTGTCCTTTGCACTCATAATGCGCTCATCTTTGAGCTTATCGGAAAGCTCTTTGATATAATTTGCGATTGTAGTATTTTGTAGTAATTTTGAAGCATTGGTATTAGCATATTTTGCGGAATATCCTGCCTTAACAGCACTCTCAGCGGCGTTACCGCTTTGTGCATAATATTCAGCAAATTTACGCTGTCTTGCATTTAATTTGTCTTTCACGGTATCACCGCCCTTTCTAAAAATAAGCAAAAGAAAAGACAGCACATTTCTGTACTGTCTTTAAACACAGGTTTCCGGAGTTGCACCGGAATCTGTAAAAACTGTTTTCCTATTTAAACTATCCCCTGCGTTTATAATATTATATCAATAAATTTCTAAATATTCAAGTGTTTTCTTTTTCTTTCCCATTTATTCAATAATGCACTTACATATTTCTGTTCTTTATCAGTCAATTGACGATCTCCAATTTCATTATGTTCATAACCCAAATGGGTATGTGGCATCATTCCATTATGAGGTCTACCTTTAACGTCAATTTGTTTTATTCTTTCGCCGTAGTTGTCATAAAAAGTAACACTTTTGATGTTGCTCTGTTTGTCAAGAGTAGCATACACTCTATTTTTTGTCATAGTTTCCATAGGAGCTTTTATCGAAGTATTACCATTCATATGAATTACTTTTATTTCACCAAATTGAGCAACTGTGTGATATTCTGTACCGTACTTCTTTCCCTTATCACTTATACCGCTTGAAGAGCCTCTTCCGCCCATTATTCTGACCTCCTGAATTTTTCCTGAAATGATTTGATGTTGATAATGTTCTCCTCGCATTCTTCGGGGACTCTGCCGTAGAAGATAATTGTTTCAGGCTGTAAGCGTTCAATCATTTCTTTGTAGCCTTTCAAAAACAGTTCTTTGGCAATCTTGTTTTTCTGTGTGCCGACACTTGACACGGCAACAGTACCGCCAATAGGTTCGCCGTCAAAACACCATTCAAAACTCTTTTCATCACTCCAACAAATTGTAGGTATCACCTCAATACCGTAGAGCTGTAAATATGCACCTATCCAATGCTTGCGATAGTGGTTATAAATCTGCAACGCTGTCGGATAATCAGTGTAAAGACTGAAATCAGGCGATAATACACAACTGAATTTTTGTAGACTCTCAATATACCTGTCGGGTGTATTCCACAACCTCTGAAACTGGTAATCGTCAAGGAAAAAATGTACTCCGCAATCACTTTGCTTACTGCTTAAAATTTCGTTAAATCCAATGAATTTGTTTTCAGTAATTTTTGTAGGCTTGATAATCGGGATGTCATATTCTCCTGCACCTTCAAAAATCGTCCTTGTACTGTTTTCGTAACTTGTACCGCATTTATCTTTATACATTAATTCCACCCCGCAAAAGCAAAACCGCCCTCAAATGAGAGCGGTCTGTGCGATTTTTATCTTAGGAGAGTTTTACATATGTCCTGTTTGTCAAACTTTCATAATACCATTATACGCAGGGTAAGGGTGACATTCAATGACATTTCAAAATAATTTTACGAGAAATTGAACTTTTTTCGGAACGCCTGTAACGCTTCGCCGTGCAATCTCAGGGTATGCCTTACGCTCATTTCCATACTCTCGGCAATATCCTCCCACCTCTGACAATTTATGTAATACTCGGTCAAAATTGCAATGTAACGGTAATCGTCAAGTGCGTTGATTTTACTGCGGATTTCAGTTTTCAACCGCACAAGATTGTCAATTTCCCGATTGATTTCAGCCTGAAGGTCTGCAATCCTGTCCACAATCCGCATAGGGTCATTCACTCCCGATGTCTTAACAGGCTCGTTCTGCTTAACTGATACCTGTGCAATATTCAGCCTAAGTTTCGACAGCTCGTGTTCTTTCGTTCTGATCAGCTTATCCGAAACCCTGACCGAATATAAATAATCTTTAACCGTCAATCCACTTCACGCTCCTCGTCAAGCATACCAAGTTCCTGCGCCAACGCAACAACAGCGGTTACAATCAAATGCAAATCCTTACCTTTGATGTTACACATATTAAAGCAAACATCGCCCTCATCGTTATCAAGTTTACCAAAATCAATAACAAGTCCCTTTGTGATCGTCTTGCTTTCATTGTTATCGTAATTAACGGTAATGTTTTTAATATCTTTCATTTTCTTCACCTCTCAACGATTTGGCAATTCTTTGTTGATTCTTGCAGATAAGATCATTTATGTTACAAAATAAATAATATGTCAACCCTCTTATCTCTTCTATATCATCTGTGACCATAATGCGATTGAGTTCACCGTCAATCATATCACGGGTGTTATTGATTTCCTGTCTGAGTTTCATTTTCTTCATTCTCCTTCAAAATTAACAACTTTTCCGTTGTCGGTGTAATCTCGTTTGTCAAATTCAAGTTTTAACTTGTCGATGACAACCCTGTCGATATGCTCCCAAAACACTTCGTCAGTGTCGGAGTGTTCAATTATTTCGGTCATAGACTTTAGTGCCTTTGCACATCTGTCACGACCAAATCCGAAATCCTTATGCAAAGCATACAGCATTGTTTTAAATACTCTGCGTGTGATGTCCTTGTTTTCTTTTTCTCGGATCTGCTCGTATGCGTTTTTGGCAATCCGTTCAGCTTCCTGTTTAAGCTGTTTCGGAATCTTAGGCGGTATTCTCGCTTTCAATGCTTTCTCTCCTTTCGTCAATCTTATCAAGTGCAGTTACAATCAACGAGCTTTTGGCTTTGGTGTCCATAAGTTCTGCTTGATAGTAAAACCGACCCGTTGTATTCCGTCTGATGATACAGCCTTTCAGAACGTATTCTGCTCCATTGTACAGCACGGTTCTTTCAAGGTTGCGTTTAACTTCCGAGATATTCACAGCATTTCCACCTCGATGTAAATACCCGGAACATCCGCCCAAAACTTTTCGCATATCTCACTTGCGACAAGTGCGTCATCAGACCAAAAGCCGAGAGCGGTCATACAGTCTTTTAGCATTTTTTGCAGATTGTCCGTGTCAGGTTTTGTTATACGATATTCGCCGTCTTGATGTTTACCACGAGGAAAGCACCACTTTGTTATCAACCTGACAGCCGACTCGTACGGTTCTGACGGTTTAAACTTTGCTAAATGTGACGTGAGCTTTTCTCTTGCCTGTTTCACCTCGGGCGGATTGTAAAAAACAGGTTTGCCGTTTTTTACCATAACCTTATGTTCCTGTGCAGTTACGGTCGGCGGTATCATCGCCATAAAAAAATCCATTTTTATATTTCACTCCTTTAAAGCATTAAAGCTACTTTTAATTTTTGAATTTTGCTTTTAGTCACAGGTCAGGGGAAGGAGTTGTTGTGCGTAAGCTTCGCACAACTACTTCACCCCTGTGACCTTTAGGGAACGGACACCGTTTATATATACGTAGTATATATACTTTTTCTTTCCCTCGGAAAATCTCGAGAAAAAAGTCATTTTCCGTCATTTTTAGAAAAGGAAAATCTCGGGAAATTTTCCCTATTTTCCCTCACGGAAAGAGAAAATCTCGATAAAATTTTCCTTCCAAATTTGACGGAAAGGGAAAATTTATTCGACTTTTTCCTTTTCCTTTAATCCTGTTTTACCGCCGTCAATCCAAAATCCGCCGTGTTCTTTTAGTCGATTTCGGACTGTTTTTTCGGTAACTCCAAGATATGTAGCAATGTCATTTATATCTGCCTGACCGTTATTCTCTTCTGCCGTAAAGGCTGTCATAAGAGATTCCATGCGTCCTTTTTTGTTTTCCGATTTAGTATTTTTCTTACCGAAATTCTTCTTATAAGGCGGGTCAAAATCGCCCTCAAAATTACAGTCCTTCAACACACCTGTTGCGTCCGATTTGTGAATCGGATAATCAAACCAAAGGTTAAGTGCATCAAATGCCGGAAACTCTCGCAGAGTACCCTCTATTCTCCACGCTGACATCCCTTTTACGGTTTTTTCGGCACGGGCAACATCTGACATCATCAGTTTAAAAGACTGTTCAGGAAGCGTTTTGCGTGCGATGTCAATCATATTATTTGCCATTACCAAATCATCCTGCGAACACACTTCACTGATTTTGTTGAAGCGACCTATCCAGTCTTTGCAGATTTTACAGGTTCTTTCATCCTTTTGCTGTTTCATCAAATCTTCGCTGATTTCAAGCCTTGTAAGGTCAAGGAGTGCATCGGGGTCACGAGCGAAAACACCCGAGCCCGAAACTCTGTCCATTGACTTTTTACCGCCCTGAGCACCTTTTGAATGGTGGTGACAGTAGATTACCGCACAACCGATTTCGGTACACACCTTATCAAACTGGTTGCAAAAGTGGGCCATTTGGTCAGCACTGTTCTCATCACCTGTGATAACCTTGTATATCGGGTCAATCACAACAGCTATAAAGTTGCCTTTTAAAGCTCTGCGTATGAGCATAGGCGCTAACTTATCCATAGGCACGGACTTGCCACGCAAGTTCCAAATATCAATTCTGTTTAAGTTTTTTGGTTCAAGTCCTAATGCTTCATATACATCCTTGAATCTGTGAAAACAGGACGCACGGTCAAGTTCAAGGTTCACATACAAAACATTGCCCTGCGCACACTTAAAGCCGAACCATTCTGTTCCCTCGGCAATTGCAATACACAATTCAATCAGCCCGAACGATTTGCCGGCTTTAGAAGGTCCGCCGAGGAGCATTTTATGTCCCTGTCGCAATACTCCCTCAATCAGAGGCGGAGCAAGTTCAGGAGGATTTTCAAAAAAATCTGCGAGGTTCTCAAGATCGGGCAAGTCATCGTTAATGCTCTCCACCCAGTCTTTCCACTCGGCAAAGTCGGATTTACCGATATTGGTGTCAATGATAAACTGCTTTTTGCCGTTACGGATAACACCGGGCATACGGCTCAGCCTTGACGGATTGCGGTTCTGCTTGTCGATTTCAAAGCCGTTCTTATTGCACACATTGTAGAGATAATCAACTCTTTTGCGGTATTCGTCATAGTTTGCGGCATCAATCTTAACAATAGCGTGGACTGATTTTCCGCCCGAATAAACAAGCACCGCAACAGGCAGCTCAAGCTCTCTGATGATTGCATTTTGTTCTTCAAGAGCCATACAGTCAGATTCCACCAGAGCGTAACGATAATCGGTTACATTCTCGTTTTTAACACCCTTACCGTCCAATGGATTAAACCTTATCCACGCTCCTGCCTCGGGTTTGTAATCGCCGAATACATTTGAAATATCACCGTCACAATTGTTGAGGGCGGCAATAAGCTCACCTGCCGTACGGTCACAACTGCCCTTTGTAGGCAGATATTTAACCTTGCCGTTATCGTTCTTCTCCCAAGTTTCGGTTACATAGCCGACATTTTCGGAGCTGTCAAAGAGGGTTTCAAGGTAGGTTACAATTTCATTCACAGGATTCCAGTTTGCAGGCTCGTGAAACTTTACACCCTCACAGGCTGTTACTCCAATATCGCCCTGTTCAAAAGCAATTTCGTCATTCCAGCCGAGTTCTTTCGATTCACGAAAAGTCATCCCCCTGTCTTTAGCCATTTGGATTATCGTGCCTGCTGTGACAGGTGAAGCAGAGCCGTTAAAGCTCTGCCATTTCTTTTCGCACTCACCGTTGTGATAGCGGTTGTCTGCTCTGCTCCAATCGTCCCAGTCTTTTACGCTGTATCCCTCTTGTTTGAGTGCCATTCCGACATTTACCCAGTCTTGGTAGTCAAGCTCTGACGGACTGATGTATTCAAGTGCATTAAGTAAGTCCAACCGTATTCACCTCGCTTTGCGGTACATATGTTTTCGGGTTAATGTTTTTCGGAGTTCTCCAACCGTTTGCGGCAATCCTTGAAATCAAAGCTGACGCTTCGTCAAACTGCCATTTGCCCACGTGCTGAAAACCTCTGCTTTCAAGCATACGGATTTGTTTAGGTGTGGTTAAGCCCTCAATTCTTCGCTTTTCGAGCCTGTCAAGAATAAGTTTTGCTTTGCCGGCACTCTGAATTTCATCGGGGAATATTCCGAGCTTTTCAAGTTTTGCTTTCTGTTTGTCTGTAGGCGGAGAACACTCCCAGCCGAATGCAGGAACATATCCTGCAAGGTCCTGCGCCTGAATTGACATTTCGTACTGCAACGGATCTACAAGTTTGCGTTTGCGTGTTCGCATTTCCGCAAGCTGATTTGCAAGCGCTTCTTCACGCTGAGCAACAACATCTTCACTTGCTTTTTCCTCCGCTTCTTCAATGTCAATCGGACAGCCTGCCTGTTCCGATAAGTTTTCGGTCATCTTTTGTGCGACCTCTTCGTTATCGCAAATGAGATGTGCAGGTCTGCAAAGTTCGTGCCTTTCTGTGTGCCACAAAAAGTCGAGTAGCAAAAGCTCCGTCTTGTTTGGTGCAAGCCTTGTTCCTCTGCCGACCATTTGGCAGTAAAGCCCACGCACCTTTGTAGGTCTTAAAACGACAACGCAGTCAACACTTGGGCAGTCCCAACCCTCGGTTAAAAGCATTGAGTTGCACAGCACGTTGTACTTATCATTTTCAAAATCCTGCAATACTTCCGCTCTGTCTTCGCTGTTACCGTTGACCTCTGCCGCTTTAAAGCCTTTTTCGTTCAAAATGTCTTTAAATTTCTGCGATGTTTTTACAAGTGGTAAAAACACAACAGTTTTACGGTTCTTACAGTATTTTTTCATTTCTTCGGCAATCTGATAAAGATACGGATCAAGTGCCGTGTCAATATCACTTGCTTTAAAATCTCCTGCCTGTGTGGCAACTCCCGAAAGGTCAAGTGTAAGCGGTATTGTCACAGCTTTAATCGGTGACAGATATCCCTCTTTGATAGCCTTAGGGAGCGTGTACTCATACGCAAGCGAATCAAATACTGTTCCTAAATTTTTCATATCTCCTCGGTCGGGTGTTGCGGTAACACCCAACACTTTTGCATTGTCAAAATGCTCAAGCACACGCTGATAGCTGTCGCTGATTGAGTGATGTGCTTCATCAATAATGATTGTGTCGAAATAATCGCTGTCAAAGTTTGACAGCCTTTTCTCACGCATAAGCGTCTGTACAGAGCCTACAACAACCCTGTTCCACGAACCTATGCAACTTTGCTCGGCTTTTTCAACCGACGAATTAAGTCCTGTTGCTTTTTGGATTTTGTCAGCCGCTTGGTCGAGCAATTCTCCACGGTGGGCAAGTATCAGCACCCTGTCACCTCGACGGACACATTCTTCGGTGATTTTTGCAAAAACTATCGTCTTGCCACAGCCTGTAGGCAAGACAAGTAATGTTTTTAAATTGCCGCTTTCCCACTCGGAGAAAACGGCATTCTTCGCTTCATTCTGATACGGTCGTAACTGCATTAAAAGCTACCCGGTGTCCAGTTATTCGGCATCGCAGTATTTGGCGTTGCAGGCTGTGTGTTATACTGTGGCGGATATGTAGGCTGTACATACTGCTGAGGTGCAGGCTGTGCTACGGCAGGAGATACCGTTGTCACCTGCTCATCGTAGGCATAAAAATACTTGATGTCATTTGTTACGCCCTCTGTACCGTCATTCTTGACATATTTGCGTATGATAACCTGACATTTACCTTTCTTGCCGATAATGCCTGTCCAGTCCATACGGAGCGGTTCGCCGTGCTTTTTCATTGACACGGACAAAAAGAGCTGTGACAGCTTCCATTCAAGCGAGGAGTGCAGTACGAAATTAACTGTAATTTCTCGCTTGTCATCTGCTCCCCACACATCAAAAGTCACCTTTGCCATATTGCACGGCGGCAGTTTGCCTTTACCCTGTGAGCGAGCACGCTCAACCTTTGCTACTGTAAAATCATAATCATCCTCGGGGAGCGGTTCATAATTTCCGCCCTCTTCGGTTATTTCGTCGTTCCAACCAAATTCTCTATCCATTTATACATCTTCCTTTCTTATTAAAACGGTAAGTCACGGTTGCTCTGTATCACTTCGAATACCTTATTCCACGCTCCCACAAGGCAACCGTTAATAAATCGTGGGTCATAGTTTGTGATTGGTGTATCGTAAGGGTAGTGTCCCTGTGTAAACACCGCCTGTCTGATTTCGCTTTCATCAACACCGTTAGCTCTCATAAGGTCGGCAAGAGCTTTTGGTATGCCCTCGGGAATATTGACAGATTTATCATTCTGTATCTGAGGTGTTGACAGCGGAACAGGCTCGGGAACTTTTTCAATCTGCGTAGGTTGTGGCACAGGCTGTGTCGCAGGCTCTGCCTTAGGTGGTTGAGGTATCGGATTCTGCGAAACAGGACCGTTATTTACAGGTGCAACATCATTAAAAATATGGGCAATGCCTGCATAGCTAAAATCCATTTCTTCGGGCAGTCCGTGACGATTCTTTGCGTCCCAACAGGGATGATGAAGCGTGTGCATTACTCTCCCTCCGCCCTGCGCTTTGTACTTTCTGCCGTCTTTGTCGGTTGCTACCGCTACTGTTTTATAGTTTGCGAAAAGCACCATATCCGCCCATTCTTTTACAAGCGGAGAAATCTGTGAAGCAGTCTTTTTGCCGAGTTTAAGCTCCCAACGGTCATATTCACCGATTTCATCAGGCTGTGAAAACTTGCGGAGCTGTGCGTGTGCGGTGAGCACAACATTGATACCTCTGTCAATCAAATCTTCAAGGCTGTTCAAAAATCTGCCGAACTCCTCTTTTTCGTAAACATATCCGTTTCCGTAACCGAAATCCTCAATACCTTTTTTGCCGTACTTTGAGCAAATATCATCAATACAAAGCTGTTCTGCCCAGTCGATTGTGTCAATAACAACCGTCTTGCATACAGTCGGATTGCTTTTGATATATTCAAGCTGACTTTTGAGCATAGTCCACGATGTCGGCTTATCCATTCTCGCAACATCAAGGTTTTTTGTGCTGCCCTCCGTGTCGATAAACAGAGGGTTCGGAAACTGCGAAGCAAAAGTTGACTTGCCGATACCCTCGGGACCGTAAATTACAACCTTTTGAGCCGACTTGATTTTACCTCTTGTAATGTTCATTTATCTTACCCCCTGTACATCTGAAAAATTGATTTTATTGCCGTCAACATCAATGACAACATAGTCGATTGCGTAGTTGAGCAGTTCGTTTGTCAGATCCTGTATTGACTTGCCTGTCATACCTGCAATCAAAACAATTCTTGAATAGTTTTCAGGCATAATCTTGACCTTGGTATAACCGCAGGCAAGCTCTCTGTGCGGATTGCATTTGATTACACATTCGTTTGTATTTGTTTTTGCTGTTGTTTTAGCTGTAGTTCTTGTAGCCATAATTAAAACTCTCCTTCTGTCCAAGTCGGTGTTGTAACAGGTGCGGTTGTTTCGGACTTAATATAACCGTCCTCAATGATAATTGAACATTCATCACCGTTTGAAACTCTTGTTGCAATAGCCTGCAGTCCCTCTGATTCAAGCCATTTTGCAAAGTCTTTGAGTGTGTCGGTGTCCATTTGTTCGAGCTTGTCAAGCAAGACAAATCCGCATTCGGGATTGAGTTTGCGTACAATTGCCGTAGCGACACGAAGCTGTTCAGAACCGCTCATATTGTCCCACTTAAAACCGTTATATGTAAGCTCGCCCTTTTCAACCGATAAGCCGTCAAGGGGTAAATTTGCGTTGTTGAGCAAGTCATATTTTGTTTTGCGGATTTCTTCAAGCTGTGCTGTCATATCGGCGTACTTGCCGTAATATTCCTTTGCGTCCTCATCAGCTTTCGCTTTATCGAGGTTGGCTCTGACTTTGCGGTTAATTTCGTCAATCTCGGTAATGTTTCTTTCAAGCTCTGCCGTGCTTTCATCGTGCAGTTCGGCAACGGTCTTTCTGCTCTGTTCAAGCTGTGCAAGCACTTTTGTAAGTTCGGAATTGTATTTTCTCAAATCCTCGTTAAGCCTGTTGATTTCGCTCTGCAAATTGTTGGCACGGATTTCAAGGTTATCTTTTTCTGCTCTCAGACGGTTATTTTCACCGTTGCGTGCAAGAATTTCCTGCTGTTTATTGATAAGTTCAGAGGCTGATACAGGTTCATTCGGCACGCCTTCGTATTCGGGCATTTCGGCGGCAAACTTTTTCTTTTGGTCTGCAATCTGACCGATAGCACGACGCTCGTTATACACCTGTGTTTCCTGCGTTTCAAGTTCATAAACTCTGTTGCCTACACCGATAATCTGCAGGAGCGTGTCAGCCTTTTCCTTGCCGGTTGCATTCATAAATTTCGGCAGGTCAAGAGCAAAGTTACTGACAAATGCGTCAAGCAAAGCCTGTCCGCCTTTGTTGCCTGCGGTGTCAATTACTTTAAGACTGCTGTTCTTACCGCTACGCTCCACAACAATACCGTTTGAGAGCTTGATTTTAAGATGTGGCGGAATCGTTGAACCCTCACGGTACGGAGCAGACGGAGCGAAACGATTACCGCCGAGAGCCCACGCAATTGCGTCAAGAACAGATGTCTTGCCCTGTCCGTTTTTACCGCCCAACACGGTAAGTCCGTTTTCGGTCGGTTCATAAGCAACCGCCTTTACTCTTTTTACATTTTCGATTTCAAAAGCTGATATTTTTACTGACATATTAAAGTCCTCCTTGACAATTCGCTTAAAATTGTCTATCATTTAATTAAGGTATTTTTCTTTG